TCACCCGCCAATCTGGAAGGCGGCGAAAAAGCCGAGCGAATAGCAGACGACTGCCGAGAGAAGGCATTGGGTGCGGTTGGCGATGGCCCAAGCAAGCGCGCCAGCCAAAGAGATGCTGATCAGCCCGCAAAACAGGGCGATAAGCTGATAAAGGACCGCAAGCCGCGCCATTTCGCGGAGCGCGTTTTCAGCCGGCGACAAGCCGGGATCATCAGGCTGTTTCATGAGCATTGGCTTTGCCTCCGGTCTGTTCGGAAGGCCGCTGCAAGGAGGGGTGGCACCCGCAGCGGCCACGACGAACAGACCGCGTTCAGGCCGCGCGGCGGTCCGTCATGCCGGCAAAGAGGGCTGCGGCCTGGGTGACGATTGCCGTGGTGAGCTGCTCTTCGGTGTAACCCAGACGACGGAAATCATCCTTCGTCAGCGCTTCGCCGCGCTCACGCTGATGCTGTGCCAGTTCGAGGGGAATGTTGCGGGTGGTACGCATGGCTTTTTCCTTCTGCGCGATAGCGCGATGTGTGTGGGAAATATCAACCGCACCTTGCAGGGCGGCACGAAAAGCCTGATGGTTCAGGCGGGATGCGGCGGTGTTCGCGCGCCGCCGCATCCCTTCATCCTCCCGTGAAAGCACCACAGAAAGGACGATCGATATGGCGCCCCAGTACCTTTTGCGTTTCAAAGGCCTTGAAGCTCGCCGAGTAGGAAGTCCCGGCTCCGCAAGCGTGACGTTCGACGTGTTCGAAATCAGCGATAGCCGTGAAGAAAAATGGGTCGCCGCATTTTCGCTTGCGGTCGAGAACGGGGGAGAGGGGATGGACCGCATGGTGGCTACCGCTGCGGATTTTCTGGCGCAGAGCTTTCGGACGCTTGCCGACCAAGCGCATAACCTCGCGTACCATTACGGGAAAAGGTGAAGCTAAGTCCGGGGGAGGTCTCGCAGAAGCTGGCGCGATATGCTGTCAGGCGGTCAAACGCGTCTTGCTCCAGTGAGCGGAACAGGGCGACCGCGACTTCAGTTATCAATTCCGGCTTTTGACCGAAGATCTCAGCCAGCTCCTTGATGCCCTGGCTGGTACGGAACAGATGCAATACGATTTCATGGGTCGCGAAAAAATCTGAAACCGGAAGCCGCGCCACCGCATCTGCGTTTGCCTCAATCGCCGCGCCGGCTGCCGGTGCTTGCGCATCCTTGCCGGCGCTTGCGTCAGACTGAGGCTGGTCGTCACTTTCGACCACGGCAACCAAACCGCCGATCTCATACCTGAGAATGTTCCCCTTGGTATCCATGATGATGCGCACGCTGTCTCTCCATTTTGAAGATGCAAAAGACCGTCGCCCGGATCAGGGCGTTACCAATGGCGGCGGCCGTTTGCGGTGGTCGCCAGCGTTCGAGGTTGGGGAGTTCGTCTGGCGATGAAGAGGATAATATGCGCAAACGGATAAATGGCAACAACAAAAAATGCGCAAACGGATAATTTGCGCATTTTTTATGATGCTGATGCTGTGCGGTGGATAGATCTAGATTACCGCCAAACGGCCCTGGATTCCGCCTTTTCTTTCTAAATGGCGGACTGATGCCTTTGGTAAAGCTGCAAAAATTTCGCCTATCCATTCAAGTTTGACGTTTTGGATCGGCTCGGCATTGAACGAATGCAGATCGATCCCATCTCCGCTGCGGATAATCGTCTTAAGAAAGCGGCGCCCGTCACTAGTTCTTACGGCGGCCTCTAGCCCATAGAAGAAGTCCAGAGGCTTTTTCTGTTCGCGGTAACAAACGATAATATGACCCTCGCGGTAAGCCGGAAGCATGGAGCTTCCACGCACTTCGAATGCGATCAAATCCTCATCAAGCTCAAATGGAATCCACACCTGATCGAGGCCTTCTGGTGGCGTCTGCTCAAATTCCGGCTGAATCTCCGCGCCCCCGCCAATAAACCCAAAGACTGGAACTGTGGTCCCTGAATTTTGACGCGGCCCGTCATCGACTATTTGCTGATATGCTTCATTTATCGCGTCTCTTCGGGCGCCTTCTGGCTCCGCTCCCCTGAGCCATCGGTTGACGGTGGACTGCGATACGGTGAAATACTCGGCAAGATCCATCTGTTTCTTGCCGGTTGCCTTCATGATCGCGCGTAGCTTGTCTGGGATCGTCATCATTGGACAACCCTATATCCGCCAACGGATAAAATAAAATGCGTGAACGGATAAACGGTTGTTGCAAATAATCCGTTTGCGCATATTATCCGTTCGCTATGAGCACCCTGAAACACATTCGCGCGAACATCTTTGGCGTCACTCAACGTGAGTTCGCCATGAGTGTCGGCGTGGCACAAGCTTCCGTATCGCGCTGGGAGAATGGGGCCGCTCCATCCCTTACAGAGCTTACGGCGATCCGAGATGCCGCGCTGAGGCGGGGAATTCAATGGGATGATCGCTATTTCTTTGAGATCCCGGAGGCGGCCGAATGACCGCCTCCGCGCAATCATCCAACCCGACGTCAGCCGTCCAGCGACAAGCCGTTCACGGCGTCTTCCGCCCCGGACATGACGCCGGACAGAAAGCTGAACTTTGTATAATTGCCATCTGCGATGGCCGCAGAGACATCTTTCTGCATAGCCTGAACCGTCTCCATCGTCGCGGCCAGAATGGCCTGACGTCTGGGGCTCTCCATCAAGAGTTGATGGAGAACAGCCTGCAGGACCATGACCGTTCCGACGGTTCTGGAATCTTCTGGAAAATTTTCCATTCAAAATGCTCCTCTGGTGTGTGTTGCAACCAACAGAAGAGCATGGGGCATGGTGCCCCGCAAGCCCGGCGGGAACGGACCACCCGCCGGGCTGATCCTTTCCGACGTGCGGAACTGGCCTCCTCCTCCCGGTGGTTTCGCACCAGCCCCGGCAGCTTCTTCCTCCCTGGCTGCCGGGGCGCCCCTTCGCGGCATGCGGACCGCCATTCGGTTGCCGCGATAGCCCGCCGGAACGGTCGCCTCCGTTCCGGTGGGTTCTGTTTTGCATCCGGGCTTTCTGGCCTGAGTGGTCTGGCATGCGGGCCTCCTTGAATTTTCGGTTCAAGGCCTAACGCCATCCGCGCCCGGCCTCACGGAATCATTGCTGCTTTCCTTTTTCCTTGACTGATTTTCAGGGGGTTTTTCGCATGTCCATTTCCCTGTCTCTTTCCATTGATCCGGCCTCTGCCGTGAAGGCGGCAACGCTTGCGGCGGTGGATGCCGTGGGTGGTGTTTCTGCCGCCTCTGCGCTGCTGGGCATCGGGGTTTCGACGGTTTCAAAATACGTGTCACCGGCTGCCGAATGGAGCCGCAATGTCATCCGTGCCGACCTGGCGGTGACGCTGGACCGGGCGGCGGGACACCCGTTCATTGGCCAGACCATGGATCGCTTGCGCAGCGAGACGCTGACGGCGCCCACGGCTGCCGACCTGACCGACCGGTTTTTGCTGCGGCTGGACCGCGTGCTGGACGATGTGGTGCGCGAGGTGGCGGAAGCCATGGAAGACGGGCGGATGGACGCCGCCGAACGGCAGGTAGTGCGGGCACGCATCGTCGCGGCCCAACAGAGCCTTGCGCATCTTTCTCTCTTCGTCAGCGGCATCTGAGGGCGAGCGCATGGGGGACGCCACGCGAAACCGAGCCATTGCCGAGGCGATCATTCGCGATTTGCCGGGTGAGCCGCTGACTGCTGCACAGGTGGCTGTGACAGTGGCCGCGCGCGCCTGCGTGGCAGCCAGCGTGGACGATGCGCAGGCGGTGGCCGGCCTGCTGAAGGCGCTTCATGTGGCGCGGGGCACTGAGCCGGCGGGGAGGGTAAATTGACGAACCGCCGCGCCGCATTTCTGGCCTCGCGTGAACGGTGCCCCGCCTGCGGTGCTTGCCGCATCGGGGCGCTCGATGACCGTGACCGGGCCGTGTTTGGTTGCGGCGCGGCTTTTGCCATTTCCGACGACACAATCGGCGTCGTCCACCCATGCCCGGTGCGCAGCGCGCGGGCCGCGCGGCACTGGAACCAGCAGACCGAGGACAGAACTCAACCGGAGACGGGAGACAGACGATGCACCGAATGACGGGCGCGGATCGCGACCTTTTGCGCCGAAAGCACCTGATGGAGCAGGTGCTGGAGCTGTGGGTCACGGGGGCCAAGAGCACGTTTTGCATTGCCGAGCAGCTTGGCGCCTCGGAGCGCGAGGTGTGCCGGATCATTTCCGAGGCGGATGGCCGCGAAGAGAAGTTCGAGGAGGCTGTGGAATGAGCGGCTTGCCTTGCCTTTCCCTGTTCCGCGCCGGTCACAACACAATCCAGATCGCCTCGTTGCTGGGTCTGCCGGATGAAGCGCGCGCCTATAACCGGTTGGCTGCCGAGCGGGAGTTTGACCGGGCGCGGCAGCGCTTCGAGATGGCGGCGACGGAATATGTCGTCCTGACGGATGACGGCGTCTTATGGGCGAAGCTCAACGCAGCAAAACTGCGCGAGCTGACCGGAACCTCTCAGCCGGAGGATGCGCCATGACGGAGTTTGACCCGTTTTCCATTTCCGGGCGCGCGGCGGAAGAGGAGCGCAAGGTGGGTCGCGCGGTCGGCTCCGAGTCACCGACCGCCAATGTGGCGGCCGACCAGCTGCGCAGCCTCATCGAGCGCATCGAGCGGCTGGAGGAGGAGAAGGCGGAAACCGCCGATCTGATCAAGGATGTCTTCGGGGAAGCTAAATCCTTGGGTTTCGATACCAAGGCGATGAAGGCGATCATCCGGCTGCGCAGGAAGGACCCGAACGAGCGGGCCGAAGAAGAGCTAATCCTTGACGCCTATCTTGCCGCGCTGGGGATGCTGCCCGATGGCTGATGCTCCCTATCAGGTCATGCCGCCGCTTTCCCCTGAGGATTATGCCGCGCTGGAGGCGGACATCATTGCCCGCGGGGTTCTGGTGCCGGTGGAATATGACGAGGACGGCAATATTCTGGACGGCCATAACCGGGTGCGGATCTGCGAGGACCTTGGCCTGATCGACTTTCCGCGCTTCGTGCGCAAGGGGCTGACCGAGGAGGAGAAGCGGGCGCATGCCCGCGCGCTGAACCTGAACCGGCGCCACCTGACCAGCCAGCAGAAACGCGAGATCATCGAGCAGCAGCTGAAGGAGACGCCCTCGATCTCCTCGCGCGCGATTGCGGCGCGGATGGGGGTGTCGCACAACACGGTTCGCGCCGCACGCTCACGGCTGGAGGATGGTGGTCAAATTGACCACCAAGCCGAAATTGTTGGGCGCGATGGCGTGAAGCAGCCGGTGGCGAAGCCAATCCGCACGATGTTCCTGCCGGAAAAAGCGAACGTGAAGGAGTTGAAATCGGTCTCCAAGCTGATCCGCACGCAAGAGCGCGCCCTGAGCCGGCAGGTGAAGACGGGCCTGATCAACGCGATTACAGAGCGCGGTGAGCGGGCCGCGGGACGGCTGCCGCGTGCGGCCTTTGCGGTGGGTTATGCCGATCCGCCGTGGCAACAGGAAGCCTGGAGCGACGAGACGGGGCAGGACAGGGGCTTGATGTATCCCTCGATGCCGCTCGACGAGATCTGCGCGCTGTGTGCGGGCGAAAATTCGCCGTTCACGGCGGATGCCATCCTCTTCCTGTGGGTGACGACGAACCGGCTGGATGATGGCTTGGCCGTCCTCAAGGCCTGGGGGTTTGACTACGTTTCCGCCATCACTTGGGACAAGGTGCATATCGGCATGGGCCGATGGGTGCGCGACCGCACCGAACATCTGCTGATCGGCAAGCGGGGCAAGTTCCCGGGTCTGCTGGAGGGTATGGCGCCGCCGAGCCTTCATGCCGAGCCGAGGGACGCGCATAGCCGCAAGCCCGTGTGGTTTGCCGAGCAGATCGACCGGCTGTTTCCCGACATGCGCAAGCTGGAGCTTTTCCAACGCCGGGAGAGCCTCACTGAAGGCGATGTGCGGCTGAACGGGCTGTGGAGTTTTTGGGGATTCGAGGCGGGTGAAGGAGAGGCGGCATGAACGCGCATATTGGAACGCTCTTCGCCTCGGCGGCCATTTCCGCGCTCGCCGCCGTCGGCCCGAACGGACCTTATATCATCGACAGCTTTGCCGGCGGCGGGGGCGCTTCGACTGGCATAGAGCAGGCGCTTGGCCGCTCGCCGGACTATGCGATCAACCATAACGCGGCGGCGCTGGCGCTGCATGAGGCGAACCATCCGAACACGATCCACCTGTCGGAAAACGTCTACAAGATCGATCCGCTGGACCATCTGCGCGGCAAGCATATCGGGCTCGCCTGGTTCTCTCCCGACTGCAAGCATTTCTCGAAGGCCAAGGGCGGCAAGCCGGTGGAGCGGAATATTCGCGATCTCTGCTGGATCATTCCCGGCTGGATCGAGCGTATCCAGCAGAGCGGCGGCAAGGTTGACGTTGTGATGATGGAGAATGTGGAGGAGTTCAAGGACTACGGCCCGCTGATCGAGACGCCGCGCGGCCTGATGCCGTGCCCGGAGCGCAAAGGCCAGACCTACCAAAAATGGTGCAAGGCCATCCGGAAGCTCGGCGGAAAGATGCAGAGCCGAGAATTGCGGGGTTGCGACTTCGGGGCGCCGACCATCCGCAAGCGGCTGTTCGTCATCATCCGGTTCGATGGCGCGCCGATCGTATGGCCGCAGCCGACGCACGGGCGCCCCGACGATCCGGACGTGATTGCCGGGCGCAAGCAGCCATGGCCGATCGTCGGCGACCAGATCGACTACAGCATTCCGTGTCCTTCGATTTTCGACGACAGCCAGACCATCAAGGCCATGTACGGCATCAATGCGAAACGACCGCTGGCGGATAATTCGCAGGCTCGGATTGCGCGTGGTTTCGGGCGGTATGTGCTGGGCAGTAAGCGGCCTTACCTGGTGTCGATTGCCCACGGCGACAGCGGCGGACGGCGCGAGTATCCGGTTGACGAGCCGTTTGGCGTGGTGACTGCCGGCGGCATATCCCATGCTCTGATTGCGCCATCGGTGACGCGCTTCAATACCGGCGCGACGGGGTGCGACATGCGCGAGCCGTGTCCGACGATTACCGCCAACAGCTACATCAAAAAGCCGGGTGGCGCTGTGCCTATCGGCATCGTCGCCCCTGTGCTGACCTATGCGCAGCAGGGCGGCGCGAGCCGCTCGATGCGCGATCCGTCGCATACGATCACGGCGAGCGGAAAGGATCAGAACGCCATGTTCTGCGCCTGGATGACGCAGCACAATAACGACAGCCGGCGGATCGGCGGCGTCAATCCCGGCAGGCCGGTGGACATGCCGGCCTCGACGTTGACGCAGACGGGAAGCCACCAGCAGCTTGCTGCGGCGTATATCGCGCGCGACTTCGGCACCTCGACCGGGCATGGCATGGACCGGCCCTGCGGCACGGTGATGCCGGAAGGGCAGGGCAAGACGCGGCTGGTGACGCCTTACCTGCAAAGCTACTACGAGACGGGCGAGGGGTCGCGGGCAGACGAACCGATGCGCACGGCAACCACGAAGCCGCGCCACGCGCACATCGAAGCGACGGTGGATGTGCCGCCCTTTACCGAAGCGCAGGCCGCCCGGGCGCGCCAGGTGGCGGAGTTCCTGCGGGCGCACGGCGTGTGGGACGAGCGGGAATTCGTGACGCTCGATATCGACGGGGTGCGCTTCGTCGTCGTCGATATCGGCATGCGGATGCTGACGCCGCGCGAGCTTTACAATGCGCAAGGCTTTCCGCGCGATTACAAGATCGACGGCTATTTCGACAAAAGCCGGATCGGCCACAATGGCGGGCCGCTGTGGGTGCCGTTCTCCAAGGACGTGCAGATCTCCTGTGTCGGCAACAGCGTGTGCCCACCGGTGGCGCGGGCGCTTGTGGCGGCGAACTGCAATCATCTTGCGGTCCAGAAAGTGCAGGTGGCGGCATGAGCGGCTTCGATGCGAGCGCCTCCTCGCGCGCATGGTCCTGGCGGCATGCGGTAGGCCGATCCGGCTTACCGCCGATTACGCGGCTGGTGCTGCATACGCTGGGGCTGAAGATGGATGCGACCGGCGGCTCCTGCTATCCGCCTATTTCCGAGCTCGTCGAGCTGACCGGGTTGGACAAGAAGACGGTGATGAAGCACCTGGAACTTGCCGAGGCACGCGGATGGATCACCGTGACGCAGCACGGGTTTCGCGGACAGAAATGGAAGCGCAACGAATATGTGGCCCGCTGGCCCGGACGCGACCTGACGGGGGAGGCGGCGCGCACCGCCGATGAGGAAGGTGGTGGAGCGCTTCCACCAGCTTTTGACGCTGCTGATGAGACCGAAGGTGGTGGAGCTGTTCCACCACCTTGCGGCCCAAAGGTGGTGGAAATGGTTCCCGAAGGTGGTGGAAATGGTTCCACAAAGGTGGTGGAGCAGCTCCACCAAGATAAGATTCTTCCAGCTAACTCTCCAACCAACTCTCCAGCCGCTGGCGCGGAAGAGGGAGGTTTGAAGCGGGTTGACCGGAAGAAGATCGAGAAGGATTTCACGCTGTGGTTCGCGAGCTGGAAGAAGGGCGATATCGATTTCGCTCGCAATGCCTGGTTTGCGCTTTCGGCTGAGGAACGGGCCGAGTGCACCGAGAAGACGCCGGCCTATCTGCGATGGGCGAAGGCAGCCGACATCATGGCGGCTGCGGTCTATCTCAAGAACCGGCATTGGCGGGATTTGCCAGCGGAAGCAGCGAACCAGTCCAATCGCGGCGTTGCCAAGGTTTGCGGCAAGCTGTGGATGGGAACGCGACTGAGGGCACTCAGCCAGGAGCCAACCGGCCGCTTCGTGATCACGCAATTCGAGGAAAGGCGGATCGAGCGTGGCGAGATCTCCCGCGAACGGCTGATTGCGGACAAGCGGATGGAATTCGGCTGGCCGCTGGTGACGCGGATGCGGGATCTGGCGCGGCGGCGGGAGCCGTTTATCACGGCGCTCACACTGCTGCCGGAGGTTTCCAGCTTTCGGCAGGTGCATCGCGACAGCGAGCTGTTTGCCGCCTGGGCACGGCTGCATGAGCGGCGCGGATGGCCCTTCATCGAGCAGCCTCCGGAATGGATCTACTTTCCGGCAACCGACGACGCGGCGGAGAGCCTCGACCAGGCGGTTGAGGACGCGCTTTCCGATTTCCTTTCGACACTTGGCGAGGCGGGCAACGATGATGCAGCATAGGAACATCGCTGGTGACCTGATTACCATTCGAGAGTTTGCTGAGTTCAAGCAGGACAAGCAGCGCCGGGACACGGCGATTCGCATTTCGCATCTCGGCATGGCTTCGAAGCGAATCGTCGCGGATTACCCGCATTTGGCTGGCTGGTATTGCCTGCGCGTGAAGGATCGGCACGAAGCGGCTGTGGAAAAGGCTCTTAGGGATGAGGGTGTGATTGCTCTTGTGGTGAAGCAGCCGGAAGAGATCGTGGTGCGTCGTGGCCGTCAGTGGACGGTTCCGGAGCGGCCCTGGATGCCCGGTTATGTGCTGGTGAGAGTGGTTCCTTCTGCTGCTGCCTTCGATGGCTTGAGGAAGGTGAAGGGCGTTCGCTCGGTGGTTGGCAATGATATCCAAGCTTACAAGATCCCTGACGAAGTGATTGAGAAGTTTCAGGCATTCGTTCTTCAGTTTGTCGCGCAAAGGCAGGAGCGCAAGGCCAAGCAGGGCGAGTTCCTGAAAGGTGAGATTGTGCGGGTGATCGATGGTCCATTCGCCTCGTTTGAGGGCGTGGTGATCGACGATGTGACCAGGGGCGCCGAACGCATCAAGTGCGAGGTTTCGGTCTTCGGTCGATCAACGCCGCTTGATCTGCTACTTGCCAGCGTCGAGAAAGTGTGAGAGCAATTTCCCCATTGGACGAGATGAGATCTCAGTGCACCCTTGGGCAATAGCCCTGAATGCCTCGGCAGGACCGAGGCAAAGCGAAGCGGAAGCTTCCAGGTCGGTAGCCGGTCATCCCCAGCCTTGACAGTCCCCATGCGGACATCGACTCAAGGCCAGTGCGCAAGCTATGCCCATCAGACAGACGAGATTGAAGGCGGCCGGAAGGTCGCCTTTTGTGCGTCTATGGGTATGGGACGATTGAAGACGCTGCAGCCAAGGATTGGCACGCTCGCACCTCGTATCGGTCGGGTGGCGGGTGATGAGCGAGCAAGGTTGCGGGAGCGTGACCAGACGGTTGACTGGCGGAGCTGGTACGGACTGCAGCGCTGGAAGGATCTGAGACAAGAGGTCTGGGTGCGTGATGGCTACGTCTGTCAGAAGACAGGCGTGCTGTGCCTTGGCAAGTATCCCGCAGCCAACAGTCCTGTTGCTGACCACAAGATCAGACACGGCGGCAATCCGGATCTGTTCTGGAACATCGATAACATCGAGACGGTCTCTAAGGCCTATCACGACAGCCAGAAGCAGGCGGAAGAGCGGCGGCAGGCCCACCGAGGCTGAGGGGGGGGCGGGTCAAAAGTCCAAAACCGCCCTCCATTCCCCACCCGTCCCCCTCTCACGCGCGGATTTTTTTCGGATGGACGTGAATTTAGACCTGTTCGGGCATCCCATTCCTGATTGGAAGGGGAAGCGCGGTCGCCCGCCTTATGAGCCGACCGAGAGTGATCGCAACAAAATCAAGCTCTTGCTGGCGCTTGGCTGGTCAATCGAGCGGATGGCGAATGGCATCGGTGTCTCTCCGGCGACGGTGAAGCGGTATTTTAGAGCTGAACTGAAACAGCGGGGTGCGATGCGCGATCGGCTGGACGCTCGACGGTTCGAACTGGCGATGGAGCAAGCCAATGCCGGGAACGTCGCGGCGTTGAAGGAGCTCGGCAAGATGATCGAGCGTTCGGACGCCATGCTCATCGATGCGCGGCTCCGTCAAGGCCATCCGGCGCCGGCTCCCGAAAAGGAAGAGAAGCTCGGCAAGAAGGAGGCTGCTCGCGCCGCTGCCAAGCATGCAGGGAAGGACAGCGACTGGGGGAGCGACCTGCTTCCGGGAGTTGCGCACTGATGGACACGGCATGGATGCCGGCAGCGACTTGGTCCACTGCGGTTCCTGACTGGAAGGATCGGATCCGTAGTGGCACATCGCTGGTGCCAACCCTCCCGTTATTTAACGCGGTGGCTGAAAAGGCGCTTCGGATCTTTAAGCGCCTTCGGGTGCCGGACATCATCGGAAACCCAACCTATGGCGAAGTTTGCGGCCAATGGGTTTTCGACTTTGTCAGGGTCATCTTTGGCTCATACGATCCGGAGACCAAGCGCCGGGCGCTGCGGGAATTCTTCCTGCTGGTGCCGAAGAAGAACGGGAAATCCTCGATCGCAGCCGCGATCATCGTGACTGCGGCGATCCTCAACGAGCGTCCCGAAGCAGAGCTTCTGCTGATTGCTCCGACGAAGGAAATTGCCAATATCTCGTTCAAGCAGGCTGCCGGCATCATTCGCCTTGATGAGGAGTTGTCGAAACTCTTTCACATCCGTGACCACCTGAAGACGATCACGCATTTCAATACGCTTGCGACGATCATCATCAAGGCTGCGGCTGCCGATGTCATCACGGGGTCGAAGGCCACCTACATCCTGATCGACGAGACGCATGTCTTTTCGACCATGGCGAAAGCAGCAGACATCTTCGTTGAGATCCGCGGTTCTCTTGCGGCGCGGCCTGATGGATTCTTGCTGCAGATCACCACGCAGTCGAAGACCCCCCCGTCTGGCGTATTCAAAGCCGAGCTGCAAAAGGCGAGGGATGTGCGGGACGGCAATTTCAGCTTTCCGATGCTGGCCGTTCTCTACGAACTGCCTGCGGAAGATGCGGTCGATGGTGGATGGATGCGGCGCGAGACATGGGGTCTCGTCAATCCGAACATCAACCGATCGGTGAATGCTGATTACCTGGCTGGTGAAATCGCGACGGCAGAGCGGGAAGGGCCAGAGAAGCTGGCGCTCATCGCTTCGCAGCACTTCAACGTGGAAATTGGCCTCGGTCTGCACGCCGATCGTTGGCCAGGCGCACTCTACTGGGAAGCCGCAGCCGACAAAACTGTGACGTTTGAGCAGATCCTCGACGAGTGCGATGTTTGCGTTGCCGGGATCGACGGCGGTGGTCTCGATGACCTTATGGCGATGGCTCTGATCGGTCGTCATGCGAAAACGAAACACTGGCTTCATTGGGCGCGCGCCTGGGCGCACTCGGACGTCTTCGATCGCCGCAAGGAAATCGCCCCTCGACTTCGTGACTTCGAGCGGGACGGTGATCTTGTTGTCTGCGCGGAGACCGATCAGGACGTGACGGAAATTGCCGATCTGTGCGAGCAGGTGTTTTCGCTGGGGCTGTTTCCGGAGAAGGCAGGGATCGGCTTGGACGCCTACGGTGTGGCCACATTGCTCGACATCCTTGCGGAGCGCGGCATGGCCGGGGACTTGCTGCAGGCGGTAGGGCAGGGCTGGAAACTTCAGTCCGCCATCACCACGCTGCCTCGCAAGCTGAAGGACAGAACCATTCGTCACTGTTCTCAACCGCTTATGGCCTGGGCAGTGGGTAATGCGAAAACAGAGCTTCGCGGATCGAACTACATCGTCACGAAGCAGGCGGCCGGCGCATCGAAGATCGATCCGCTTATGGCAACCTTCAATGCGGCCATACTGATGTTCCAGAACCCGGAGGCGTCCGGCGTAGGGCCGGATATCGGTCAATTCCTTGAAGAGATGCGGGCAAGAGCATGAGCATTTGGACGGGTCTCTTTAGTCGCCGCGGCGTTAAGCTGTCCAACCGGGACGATGCCGAAACGATGCGCGCCGCGCTCACGTCAAACGCGTCTGCTGCCGGGAAGCGGGTTTCGCCTGAGACCGTTCTGAATCTCGCAACGGCGTGGTCATGCATCCGACTTCTGTCTGAGACCATCGGCACCTTGCCCTTGCAGGTTTATCGCCGGGATGGAGAGACGAAAACTGTTGACCGTGACAACCCGCTTTACGCGCTTTTGCACGACAGCCCGAACGCTGACCAGACGGCGGCTGAATTCATAGAGGCTATTGTCGCGTGCCTCTGCCTATGGGGTAATTTCTACGCCGAAAAGATCTACTTTGGGGAGCGGCTGATTGCGATTCAGCAGCTCCGTCCTGACCTGGTTACCGTCAAACGGAACGCGCGCAATCGTCGGGTCTACGGCTACCGGGGTGGTGACCGTTATCGCGAGATCGATGAAGACAAGGTCTTCCATGTTCGGGGGTTTGGTGTCGGTGGCGATGTTGGCCTGTCTCCGATCGGCTACGCACGACAGACCATGGGCAATGCGCTTGCAGCGGACGAGACGGCTGGCGAGACATTCCGGAACGGGCTGCAGCTCTCGGGATTCATTAAGGAGGCTCAAGGAACCAGGGCGACGCCGGAACAGCGGAAGGAGTTGCTGAAGCTCTTCGAAGACTTCATGGGCTCCAAGAATGCCGGCAAGGTAATGCCGCTGCCGCACGGTTTCGAGTTCTCCAGCATCACAATGAACCCGGAGGATGCGCAGCTTCTTGAAACCCGTCGCTTCCATGTCGAGGAGATCTGCCGCTGGTACCGCGTCCCGCCATTCATGATAGGGCATACGGAAAAATCGACGAGCTGGGGAACTGGGCTAGAGCAGCAGATGATCGGATTTTTGACGTTCTCGCTGCGGCCTTACCTGACCCGGATCGAGCAGGCGATCAAGAAGCAACTCATCCCCGTCGGACAACGGGCTAAAGTGTATGCGGAATTCAATCTTGAAGGGCTGCTGCGTGCCGATAGCCAAGGTCGAGCCGCCCTTCTCAGCGCCCTCGGGCAGAATGGTTACATCACCCGGAACGAAGGCAGGGCGCTGGACAATCGCGCGCCGATGCCGGGCGGTGACGTGCTGACGGTGCAGTCAAACCTTGTGCCGCTCGACCAGCTTGGGCAGCAAGATGCGCCCGTTCAGCAGGCGAGGTCCGCGCTCATGAACCTGATGTTTGGCGGAGACCTGGAAGCGTTCATTGCCGAACGCATCAAATCGATGATGGGCCACAACGGCGGCCCGAAGCTCGAGGACTGAATCACATGAAAACGAAGGATTTTCCCCTGGAGGTCAAAAGCCTCTCGGAAGACGGCAGTTTTGAGGGGTATGGCTCGGTCTTCGGTGTCCGCGACAGCTACAACGAAAGCGTCGAGCCTGGCGCCTTTGTGGAAAGTCTGGTCAAGCACAAGCGGGAGGGTAGCTCTCCGCTCATGCTGTGGCAACATGATCCCTGGACGCCCATCGGCGTTTGGGAAGATCTGGCAGAGGACAGCAAAGGGTTGTGGGGGAAGGGACGCCTTCTGGCGGGCGTACAGAAGGCTGACGAAGCTCGCATCCTTCTCAAGGCTGGCGCCATTCAGGGTCTTTCCATCGGCTACCGTGAAATCGACACCGAACCCGCTTCCAATGGAGGCCCGCGAAAGCTGATGAAGCTCGACCTTCTTGAGGTCTCGGTGGTTTCGTTCCCCGCCAATCGTCGGGCGCGCGTCGAAGCCATGAAGTCCGAGCGGATGGACGAGTTTGCGCGTCGTTTGCGAGACGGTGATCCCATGCCGATCAAAGAATTTGAGGACATCCTGCGTGATGCAGGGGTCCCGAAAGCCATGGCCGTACAGATCGCCTCTGTCGGTTATGCGAAGGCCATTCGGAGCGACTCCGAGGGTGAGGCGAACGAGGCCGCAAATGCGGCGGTGAAATCGCTGCGCGAGGCAATCCGCAGCTTCAAGTCCCTCTGAACAGGAACACGATCATGATTATCAAGAATATCCGAGCGATTTCGCTCGTTGCCTTCGCATGCCTTGCCCTCTGCGCGGTCGCACTTGCCATGCATGGAATCGATCCGGTGATGGCTCACGGCACGGGCGTCGTCATGGCATCGGCCCTCGGCGTCTCGGCGGCCGATTTCGAAACGCTGACGCGCGAGCTGAAGGCTGCCGCGGACGACGTGAAGAAGAGTGCGGAAACGACCAATATCGAGCTGAAGAACCTCGGCAAGGTGACCGAGGATACCAAGAAGGCAGCCGATGAAGCGCTCGTCAAGCATGGCGAGCTGTCGGCGCGCATGACCGAGCTTGAACAGAAGATGGTGCGTGGCGACGGTCAGCCGGAAGTTCGGAAGTCGGTCGGTCAGACCGTCACCGACCATGAAGACTTCAAGGCCTTCGTGAAGGCCGGCGGCAAGGGTCGCCTTTCAATCCCGGTCAAGGCGATCATCTCGGCACTCACAACCGACGCCGATGGTTCCGCTGGCGATCTGATCGTGCCGCAGCGTCAGCCAGGCATCGTTGCGCCGCCCGAACGTCGCATGACGATCCGCAATCTGATCACGCCCGGCAATACCGGTTCAAACGCCATCCAGTATGTCAAGGAAACCGGCTTCACGAACAATGCCGCAACGGTTTCGGAAACGTCTGGCGCGACGAAGCCCCAGTCGGAGATCAAGTTCGATATCGTCACCGCGCCGGTCGCGACCATCGCCCATTGGGTCCTGGCGACCAAGCAGATCATGGACGACGTGCCGCAGTTGCAGTCCTACATTGACGGACGGCTGCGGTACGGTCTGGCATTCGTCGAAGAAGCTCAGATCCTGATGGGCAGCGGAACGGGTACCAACCTGAACGGCATCTATACGCAGGCGACGGCGTTTTCGACGCCGACACAGATCCCGGCGCCGGTCACCAAGATCGACATCATCCGCCTTGCCATGCTGCAGGCGTTCCTGGCGGAATATCCGCCGAACGGCATCGTGATGAACCCGGTGGACTGGGCCACTATTGAGCTTCTGAAGGATACCACGGGTCGTCATATCATCGGCAATCCGCAGGGGCAGGGCTCTTCCTCGCTCTGGCGCTTACCGGTAGTCGAAACGCAGGCTATGACGGCGGACAAGTTCCTGACCGGCGCTTTCCAGCTCGGCGCGCAGCTCTTCGACCGTGAAGAGGCCAATGTCGAGATCTCGACGGAAGACAGCGACAACTTCCGGAAGAACCTAGTGACCTTGCGCGCGGAGGAGCGCCTCGCAATGGCGGTCTATCGCCCGGAAGCCTTCATCAAGGGCGACTTCTCCGACGCGATCACCGCTGCAACGGCAGCCTGACGACTACGGCTCATTACGACGGGCAGGCGACTGCCCGTCCCATGAACCGTAGGAGAGAGTGATGAAACTCATTGCAAAAGACAGCTTTTACACCGACGAGACCAAGCACGTCGCTGCCAAGTCCGTGTTTTCCGTTGACAGTCCCGAGACGGCAAAGAGCCTGATCGAACGTGGTCTGGCGCTTGATATCAAGGTGGATGAGACCGAAGTTGTCGATGCCCTCGACCACAAGCAGGAAAGCGCTCCGCTGAACAAGGCTGAGCCGAAGCCGTCGAACAAGTCGAAAGCCTGAGGTCCGTCATGACGACACGTCGCATCAGTGGCCCTGAGGCTATTGCCGTGCCTGCCGATGTGCCGGGTCCTCATGCCGCAAATGACATCAACGTCATTGCTGCCATTGCTGCGGCTCAGGCTACGATTGATGGACCTGGAGGGTGGTTAAACCGGGCAATCGGCAAGCAGGAGCTTGAACTGTGGCTGCCGCGTTTCCCGTGTGGCGCCATCCGGCTGTTCAAGCCAGTCATCGATATTGTCAGTATATCCACCCTCGGGCCGGATGAGACGAGCGCATCGGTTGATGCGGATGCCTATTATCTGGTTGCGGACGATCTGCATTTTCGCACCGGATTCTCAGCGCCGGACCTCGCGGACCGACCGGACGCAGTTCGTATCCGTTATCGCGCCGGCTATGAGGCGTCGGGTGTACCACCGCAGGCACGGAAGGCGGTGGTTCTGATGAGCGCAAACCTTCTGATGGTTGCTAGCGAAAAAATTCAGCTAAAGTCAGAGGAGGTCGAAGGTGTGGGGCGTACTGACTACACTGTCTTTCAACAGGCCTCTGATCTTGTCGATAAGGCCGTTTCCGGCCTTTTATCCGGTCTGAGGGTCTACCAGTGACGCCAGAGCAAGCCATTGCCGCGCTCGATCGGCAGATCGAGGCGCACGGGCAGTCCGTCGTGTTTCGGCGCTATACGGCATCCACTGGAAACCCGCGTCCGAAGACGGACCATGACTGCCGTGCGTTTGTCCGACCGGTGAAGGCGGAGGAGCTGGTCGGGTCGATCATCAACACGTTCTCGGCTGCGGTGCTCAGTCCGACAGGATTTCCGGCGGAGCTGCTGCCGATCCGTAAGGGCGACAAGCTGGTGATCGACGGTACGGAACGCAACATCGAACTGCCAAAGCCGATCAAGATGAATGACGTATTGGTGCGCTATGACCTGATGGTGGCCGGCTGATGGCGCGGGCTAATCTCTTTGAAGAGCAGCTGAGATTTGCGACGGCGAACCTGGAGCCGGAGGCGATCCGGCAGGCCTTTGCCGACTTCGCGAAGCGTAGCGTGGCCGATCTTATTCAGTCCGGTCGCGCCTCGCCTCGCTACGAGCGGTTCGTCAATGGTCGCCAGGGTGTGCCGGAGGAAGCGGTCGAGCTGCCGGGACCAATCGTCTATGAATTCTCGCTGTGGGAGCCGATCATCACCTACGCTCTCGATCAGCTTCGTACTCGCTCACCATCCAAGTCCGGACGGTTCCGCAGCTCCTTCATCGTCATTGCGGGAGACAAGATCGTGACGGACTTCGACAGCATCCCGATGAGTGCCGAAGTGGTGATCACCAATTTTCAGCCGTATGTGCGCAAGGCGGAATCGGGGCGGCTCGGCGTGCCGCGCTTCCGGATCTTCGACGGCACGACGCGCTCTCTGCGCCGTCAGTTCGGCGATGCGCGACGCAATGCGGCCTCGATTGCCTTTGCCACGCGCTGGCTCGACATCAAGTCGGGCATCCATCCGGATATCCCGTACGTCCTGAAGGGCGGGGAAAGCTGGCAAGCCATCCGGCGCGGTGCCAACGGTGGCGGCCGCGAGCGGCGCGGCGCGAAGGCTGGAAACGCCATTACCTATCCCTCCATTGTCATGAGCATGGTGGCCTGATGTCGAGCCCGGATATCTATGACGCCATCCATGACCGGTTGGGATCGGCCTGGAGTGAGACGCCGATCTGTTTCGAGAACGAGGATTTCGAGCCCGGTTCGCAAGAGGCGTTCGTGTTCGCCGAACTCGTCGGCGACACCCTTGCGCAGGACACGTTCGGTTCTCCGCAGGCAAACGACTGGCTGGAGGCCGGAGCGCTTTACCTGCATGTGATGGTGCCGAACGGGACAGGCACCCGAGACGCGCGACGGCTCGGCCGCGCGCTGACGCAGATCTTTCGCGAGCAGCCGATCGGCAGTTTGCATTTCGATGACATGTCGATCGGAGCCGGCGAACCGGGCCGCGACTTTCCCAATCACTTCGCGTTGACGGTGACCGTCAGCTTTTCCCGCCGCGACGTGACCACCCTGCCTTAACCGCCGGATTCCGGCTTCATCAGGAGACATTCCCATGACTGTCGCAGACGGTTCACAGACCCGGCTTGCCTATGTGGTCGAGACGACGCCGGGTACCACGCCGGCAACCCCCAGCTGGAAAAACCTGCGCTATGTGAGCGAGACGCTGACGATCGACAAACAGACCAGCATTCCGGACGAGATCCGTTCGGACGGCAATGTGTCCGATATCGTCGATGTGGGCCGACAGGTGACGGGTTCGATCAACGCGCTGCTCAGCTACGGAACCTTCGACGACTTCCTGTCGTGTCTTTTCCGGGCCGAATGGGACAATGACGTCCTGAAGAATGGACGGGTGCAGAAGACGCTGTCGCTGGAAAAAACCTTCGAACTCGGCGCCACCGATGCGTTCCAGCGATTTCGCGGCTGCCGCGTCAATACCCTGGATCTTGCCATTCCGGCGCGGCGGGAGATCACCGCGAACTGGGGCATTCTCGGCATCGGCGGCTCGATGGCCAGCGCCATCGTGACCGGTGCCACCTATGATGCGGAAACTACCACGCCCGTTTTGAACGGCGGCCTAAATGTTGGCGCTTTGTCGCTGAGCGGTGTTGCCGGCACCACCAAATTGCAGGCGGCATCCGTGCGCATCAGCTCGAATGTTTATGCCAATGATGTCATCGGCTCCTACGAGGCCGACAGTCACGGGCTTGGCCGCTTCGAAGTGTCCGGCTCCATCACGGCGCTTTTCGAAGGCATCGAACTGGTCAACTCCATCCTCAACCATACGGATGTCGGCCTGTCGCTGACGATCGGTGCTGCGGCCAACCAGAAATACACGCTCTCTCTGCCGAAGATCAAAGGCATGAATGGCGGGCCGGTGGTTGGCGGCAATGGCCGTGCCGTGCTCGTCGAAATGCCGTTCCAGGCGAAATACGACTCCGGTTCAGGTGCGTCGATGTCGATCACGCGCGCGGTGGCGTGATGGCACGCAAGGCCGCCACGACAGCCGGCGACCTGCAGCGGTTCGTGCCGGCGATGGATTTTACCGGATACCCTTTCGGGCAGCCGGTTGCGTTTCGGGCAGGGGTGGAAAGCATCCCGGTTCCGGCGGAGTTCGTGCAACTGATGCACGCCAAGAACAAGGTTCAACCTCAACAAATGGAAATGGACACATGACCGTCAAGCTGTCTTCGCTGAAGGCTGATCTGGAGCGCGAGGAAAAGGGAGACTGGGTCGAGCATCCGGACTGGGAAGGCGTTGCCTTCAAGGTGTCGTCGCTGCTTCTGCCGAAATTCCAGACCAAGCGGTCGCTGCTTTATCAGCGCTGGGGCCGGACCTACAAAAACAAGCCGGTTCCGCGGGACGTGATGTCGGCTGAAATGGGTGGGCTCTATGCCGATCTCATTCTGCATGACTGGCGCGGCCTGGATGAGGCCTATTCGCCGGAGCGGGCGCGGGAGATCCTCACCGATCCGAGCTATCGCAATATCGTGGCTGCGATCGAATACTGCGCCGCGAAACTGTCTGATGTCGATGTCGAATTCGTGGATACCGAACTGGGAAACTCAAGCAAGCCTTCCGCCAACGCCTGAGGGGGCGGGAGGTCTCCGAGCATCAGGACTGGCTAGACGATCTGCGCGATGCCTTTCCGGATGAGGAATGGCTGCACGAAGCCAGTCTTCTGGAGATGGAGGCGGAGCCGAGAGAATGGCATTCGCTGTATTTCAATGCCTTCGACGCTCTTCAGTTTGACCGGTTTTACGGAGCGCTCGGCGGACAGGGGCCGATTTCCTACAGGGCTATCCGAGATTATGCCATCGATCACGGAATCGACGGCGCTGACATCGTCTTGTTTCACGCGTTCATGACCGCGCTCGATGCGGTCTATCTCGACATCGTTGCCAAGCAACATCCCGACAAGCAGTAAAGGACCCACCCATGGCGGTTGAGCTTCGCAGCCTTCGTGTGAGCGCTGATTTCGATGCTACGAGCTATGTGCGCGGCATCGAGCAGAAGGCAAATGCAGATCGGCAGGCGGTTGCGAGCTCGAATGCGCTTGCCGCCGCCAATGACGAGGTTGCCCAAAGTCAGGAGCGTGTGGGTGCCAAGATCCTCCCGACCGTCAATGTGCTGGAGCGGTTGTCGCGTCAGTATATTGACGGGTACGGCACGGCACAGCGGTTCAATACCGAAATCCTGAAACTCGCTCGCTCGACGGATACGCAGGCTGCCTCCGTTGAGCACTTGGAGAGGGTCTATACCGGCATGCGGCGCCAGTTCGGGTTGGTGGCGGATGCGACCACCCTTGCCACGCTCGGCTACAACGATCTCGCGACAGCCATCAACAATGTCAACGCGCGCCTTGGTGCGACTGAGGTTGCGGCAGAGCGGGCGGCCGCGGCTCAGAAGCAGTTGCATGCCGCCAACCAGAACGTGCCTGGTGTGAGGGGATTTGATGCAGCTAATCTCGGGTATCAGTTCCAGGATGTGGCAGTTACTGCCGCGATGGGCATGAACCCACTGATGATCGGCCTTCAGCAAGGTACGCAACTTGCGGCTATCGTCTCATCAATGGAGAAGCCTGTTGCGGGGATGGCGGCAGCATTCGGCTCTCTTCTCGGGCCTGTCTCGCTGATTACCATCGGCCTGACCGCTGGGGCCGCTGCTCTTATCCAGTATTTCTCGACGTGGACGGATCGCGCGTCGGGAATAACGGCGGAGATGCAGAAACAGAACGACCTGATCGTAAGCATTGCAAATAAATGGGGAAGCGCAACCCCTGCTTTGGCCGCCTATGCTGAGCAGATCAACAGCGTCAAAGATGCGACGGAGGCGATGGCTGCGGCCAACGCGGCTGCACAACAGGAGCTTGGTAAAGTTGAGGACGTTCTGGGCGGCATCAACAGGCAATACACAGCAGCAATCCGAGATTTGCGCGGCGGGGGCGTTGATACTCAGGAGACTGTAGCTTCGCTTACCCAGACGTTCCGGGATTTGCAGGGTGGGATCTTGGATGGCACGGCGACCTATGAGCAGCTCACCTCGGCACAGTCAGCTCTTTCCAATGCCATCTCTCGCTTCGGAACGCCGGCACTGGCTGAATTCTCGGCTGCCTTTGATAGAGTTGTTCCAAGAATCCGTGAGGCGGTTGATCAGGCGGCTCGCTTCCGAACCGAGGCTGGCGCTCTTTCTGGGGTCGATCTGCTGAAGAAGTACGGGGGTCGCGGGGTCTATGACAACGTGTTCCGAAGCTCGGACTTCACAATGCAAAATAATCTTCTTCCCGAATATGGGCCCATACCAACGCGGCGACCTCTGCGGGAACTCGACGTCGATCAGGCGTATCGAGACCAGATGGAGATCGAGAACCGCCGACGTATGCAGGAGGCCGATCTTGCGGCTCGTCGTGCGCGTTCCCCGTCCGAACTGGAAGCCGCTGCGCGCGCTCGCGAGGAAGCCAATGTGATCGATGGCGAGAGCGATGCCATGCGGGTGAGCCGCATCAGCCTTGCCGGCACCAGGGCGCGGGTCGAGGCGGAATATCAGTTGGCCGAGGCGCAGAAGGAGCGTATGCGCGGCCTGAACGAAAGCGTTCAATGGCAGCAGATGGAGATCTCGCTTCTTGGCAAGACGCAAGGCGAGATGGTTGCTCTGCAGTCGGCCTACTCAATGATCTCGCGTGTGCGGGAAGAAGCGGCGCGCAACAATATCCGGGTAGACGAGCGTGAGCTCGCGATGATCCAGCAGAAGGCAGTTGAGCTTGGCCGGCTGGTGGATCTGTATGCGAGACTGCAGCTTCGTGGCGAGCTGCAGTTCGAACGCGACCAGCTTTTCCGTTCCGATCAGGATCAGCAGATCGCCTCGCGGCTGCGCAGCTCCGGCCTTGCCGTCGATTTCGAGAGTGCTGAAGCCAAGATGATCCGGGAGAATATGCGGATCTCGGAGTTGCGTTCGGATCTCAAGGGGTTCTTCAGCGATTTCCGGGACGGGCTGATGCAGGGCGAGAGCTTTGGTGAAGCGCTCGGCAACGCCATCCTGAACGCGCTCAGTAATTCCTTGACGCGCTGGACAGACCGGCTGTTTGACAGTGCGATCACGTCGCTTCTCGGCGGCGGCAGCGGATCACCCTCCAGCTTTACGCCGAACACGACGCTCGGCGCCTTCCTTGGGGCCGCCAACGATAACCGCATGGGCGGCTATTCCGGTCTCGGCGCTTCGCAGGCCATCGCCACGGGCGCGCAGTCGATTACCGGCGGCGCGGTCGATCTTGCCATGCGGATGCTCGGGCAGACCGAGACGGCCAACGCCGGCTCTATCAATGCCTTTATGGCGGCGGGCGGTGTGGATCTTGATGCCGCAACGAGTGCCTGGTGCGCCGGCTTCGTCAATTCCGCGCTGAAGCAGATCGGTGTGGATGGTACGGGTTCTTCCGTTGCCAACTCGTTTCAGGACTGGGGGCGGCTGGTCAATCCCTCCGATGTCATGCGCGGCGATGTGCTGTTGCAGTCGCGGGGGCTTGGCGCATCTTCGCTCGGCGGTCATGTTGGCCTTGCGACCGGCGCTTCCCGGTTTGTCGGCGGGCAGCAGCAATTGCAGATGTTGTCCGGCAATTCGAATGACAGTGTCGGCCTTGCCTGGGTCAATGCGCAGGAATTGCAGGTGCGGCGCGCGACCGAGGCGGCAGGTTCGCTTGGTAGGCTGTCAGACTCCAGCGGAGTTGCAATGCAGGGGCTTGGCAGTCTTGGCAGTGGCCTGAACCAGTTCGGGGCAACGCTTTCGCGCGCGATGGGCGGTGGCACTGGTGGTTTCAATGTCAGCAGCCTTTTCGGCAGCCTGTCCAATGCCGGCTGGAATATGGGTATCCTTTCCAGCTCGTCGCAGGTGCTGGGCGCGGTCATGAAAGGCAGCTGGGGCCTTTGGGATAATGGTGGTTACACTGGTCCCGGCGGCAAGCATGATGTTGCCGGTCTCGTTCATCGCGGCGAGGTTGTCTGGAGCCAGGAGGACGTTGCCCGCTGGGGCGGCGCTGGCAACGTGGATGCCATGCGGCGCGGTCTTCGCGGTTATGCCGAGGGCGGCATCGTCGGGGATCGTCGGCGGGTTGTCGGCATGCCGGCATCGTCTGCCGGCGGCGAGCGGGTGCGCGTGATAGAGACCGTCAAGGAGGTCCGGATCGCCTATGATGAGCAGGGCAATCCGTACCAGCGCATGCGGGAGATTGCGCGCGAAGAGTCTGATCTGGTTGCGACACAGAGGGCCGATGAAGTTCGCCAGGAGCTGCCAAACCGCATGAATGCGTGGCAGCGGAATCCCTATGTGCGGGGGCGGTAAGGCATGGCGGTTTCCTATCCATACACATTGCCGGTCCTGGCCGACCGGCTCAAAATCCAGAAGGTCAGCTGGTCGATCCAGCGCAATGACGAGATGAGCGGCGGCGGCGATGGTCGCGTGTGGCAGGCCGAACTTGCGCCACCGCTCTGGATGGCCACCATCGAGCTTTGCGAGATGGATCTCGATCAGGCGGAGGCGGTTGCCGCTCTTATTCGCAAGCTGCACGGCGCGCAGGAAAGCTTCCTGCTCTACAACCCGGCGCGCAAATATCCGGCGGCTGATCCGACCGGCGCTCTTCTTGGATCAGCCTATGTGACGGTTGCGGCCGTCGGCGGCAATACGATCTCGCTCGCAGGCCTGCCGGCTGGCTACATGGTCAGCCTGGGCGACAAGATGTCGATCACCTATGCCGGCGCGCGTGTGGCGTTTCTGGAGGCGTCCGAAACTGTCGCTGCCAACGGGGCAGGGGCGACCGGCGCGATCGAGGTGTTTCCTCACGTTCCGGTGGGCGTCCAAGCAGGGCAGGCTGTGACGTTGGTTCGTCCCGCCTGCAAATGCTTCATCATGCCTGGCACCCATAATCCCGGATCCGGTTCCAAGATGACCGTGACGGGCGCCGGATTCAAGGCTCTGCAACGCCCATGAGAAACGTCAGTTCGGCCTTTATGGACGCGCTCCTTTCGGGGCGGGATCGCGGGATTGTGCCGCGTCGGTTCCTCCATGTCACGGCAAGGGACCGGACAACCGGTGCACCGGCGGGCATCGGCCTGTGGACTGGGGACGAGGATATCAACGTGACGCTGACCTCCGGCGTGACGGGGCAAGAGGTGACGCGGACCTATTACGGCGCGCGGAACCTGGTGATCCCGACCATCCCGCGCGTCTCCGACATGACGATCCAGACGATAACCGTCACGATGAGCCAGATTGCCGACGCGGTGCAGCAGCTGATCCGCGGCTATGACGTGCGGCTGGCGAAGGCGGAGATCCACGACGGTTTGCTCGATCCGGTGACGCGGCAACTGGTGGCGCCGCCGGAGCTGAGCTTTCTCGGCGAGGTGGATGGCGCGCCGATCGAGACGCCGGCTGTCGGCGGGGAGGGTAAGGCGTCCCTGAAACTCGTCTCGGATGCGATCTCGATGCTGGCCCGGAAGAACCCGCGCAAAAGCTCCTACGAGGGGCAGAAGCGGCGCGATGGCGATGAATGGGGGCTTTATGCCTCTACCGTCGCGACCTGGAAAATCCCGTGGGGGCAGAAGTCATGACGCAATTGCAACGCACGCCCGGATGGCGCCGCCGCTTCGAGACGGTCTGCGATGACTGGAAACGCGAACCGTTTTCATGGGGCGACAATGATTGCGCCGTGGGCTTGGTCGGCCGTCTCGTCGAGGCGGTGACAGGGCAGGATCTGACGGCTGACTATCGCGGCCAGTATGAGGACGCAACCTCTGCCTATCGCCTGATGCGCCGCGCCGGCTTCACCAACCTCGCAGACCTGGTGGCGGATCTTCTGCCTGAGATCCACCCGTCACAGGCCAAGATCGGCGACGTTGCTGCGATCCCCGATGACAGCCTGTTTGGATACGCGCTCGGCATCGTCAATGGCGAGCGGGTTTTTGTTCTCCGCGCCGATGGTCATGGCACCGTCGATCTTCTCTCTGCGGCCCGCGCCTTCAAGGTTGGCTGATTGATGCATCTCATTCTCGTTCTTCTCAACGCGCTGGCCTTCTGGCTTGCCGCGGACCCCGCGCATGCCGGGCCGGTGGCGGCTGCCTTTGCGGCGATCGGCAGCATCATTTCCGCTGGCGGCATCGGCGGAGCGATCCTGAAGCTCGCCATCGGCCTCGCAATGAACTTCGGCATGAGCCTTTTGCAAAAGGCCATGGCGAAGAAGAATCGCCAGAAGCAGGAGCCGCGGGGCATCACCATCGAAGCCCGCATGGGCGACGAGCAGCCGATCGGCTTCGTGCTCGGAAAATATGCGACGGCTGGCGTGCGCAAGTACATCGGTACATGGGGCAATGACGGCGAGACGCCGAATGCCTTTGTCACCGATGTGATCGAGATCGGCTCCATGCCGAACTATGCCGGCCCTTATGGCCTGACATCGGTCTGGATCAACGATCAGGAATGCGCCGTGCTGTGGGATCAGCCGGAGGCGGATGGACGTGGTTATCCGATTGCGCAGTTCCGCAAGCCGGACGGCCCGCCGACGCTCTGGCTCAAGTTCCTGGACGGGACGCAAACCAGCGCGGATCCGTTCCTGCGCGACAAGTTCGGAAGTCATCCCGACCGGCCCTTCAAGGAAACGATGATTGGTCGCGGTTGCCAAGTCGTGATCCTGACGGCCCGGTATGAGGCCGAAATCTTCTCCGGCGTGCCGCAGGGCGTGTACGAGCCGCACCCCATGCCGCTTTACGATCCGCGTCTCGATTCGACCAATGGCGGAAGTGGGGCGCATCGTTGGGGTGACCCTTCAACCCATGCGCCGACGACGAACCCGATCGTCATGGCCTACAACATCATTCGCGGCATCTATTACGGCGGCGAATGGATGTTCGGCGGCCAGAACCTTGCCGCGTTCCGTCTGCCGTCCTCCAGCCTCATGGCTGCGGCCAACGAATGCGATGTGACGGTGACGCGCGCGAACGGCACGCAGGAGCCGCAGTTCCGGGCCGGCATTGAGATCCGTGGTGATATGACACCGCTCGATGCTCTCGACGATCTGCGGCAGGCCTGCAACGGGCGCATTGCCGAGGTCGGCGGTAGCTTCAAGACGCTCGTTGGCGCACCGGGCGCTGCCGTCTATTCGTTCACGGATGGCGATGTCGTCGTGACGAAGGGGCAGAGTTTCGAGCCGTTTCCTTCTCTCGATGAGATCTACAACGGCATTGAGGCGACCTATCCGGAGCCGGCGGAGCGTTGGGCCATGAAGGACGCGCCGCCGCGCTATTCTTCGGAATACGAGGCGGACGACGGAGACCGCCGGCTGCCGGAAGGCATCGAGTTTGCTGCCGTGCCGTTTGGCGCGCAGGTGCAGCAGCTGATGCAGACGATGATCGACGAGGAACGGCGCTTCCGCGTGCACTCGATCTGCCTGCCGCCGGACGCCTATGCGCTGGAGCCCAACGATGTTGTCTCCTGGACGAGCGCACGCAACGGCTACATCAACAAGAAATTCCTGGTGGTCGAGATCGGCGGCGAGCCGACCTATTGCCAGCAAGTGCTGCTGAAGGAGCTTGACCCGAACGACTATGACTGGTCGTCGGACCGGGAGCTTCCGAGTGCGGTTGGCTGGGTTGGCCGGATCGAGGCGCCTGTTCAACAGATGACGGGGTGGTCTGTCGAGCCCGCAGTGGTGACCGACGCCAACGGCGTGCCGCGCCGGCCGGCGATCAAGATCTCCTGCGCGCCAAACCTCGACGATGTGGTTCGGGTATGGGTTCAGGTTCGCGTAAAGGACACGGGAGATCTGGTGTTCGACAGCGATTCGAACGCCTACGCATCGCCCTATGCCTGGCTGATCTCCGGCGGCTGGACGCTGTCCGCCACGGAATACGAGGCGCGGGGCAAATATGTGCCCTACACCGCGCGTCCGACCGCGTGGGGCGAATGGCTCTCGGTCACAACACCGGATCTGCGGTTGTCCTATGCGGATCTCGCGGCCGATATCCTGAGCGCGCTGAACGTTCTTCAAGATTGGATCAACGACGGCTTGGCTGAACAGATCGAGGCCAATGCTGCGGCCATTCTGGCGGAAGCGCAGGCGCGCATCGACGCGATTGAGGAACAGGCGGATGCCCTGGCCGCCGAGACGGCCGAGCGGGTTGCGGACGCCCTGGAGCGCGCAGACCGCTTCCGGGCAATCCTCTCCGACATCGAGGCGCTGCGCGACTATGTGGCGGAGGCCGACTTCGGCCACTTCGAAAAGGTCGAGGAACTGCGCACGACGTTGGTCGCCCGGATCGGCGATGTCAGCG